ATCTTTAATACTTAAAGAATCGGTAATTGGAATATAATGAGACATATAAGTCCTTAAGTTATTTTTTAATGTAGGAGTAGCTGGTGTTAATAATTTATTATTGTCATATGCTAATACATACAAAGACAGAGCTAAAGGATTGCTATCTATTATAGAATCAGTGGTAGATTTCGTAGAATTTAATTCATCTTGGGTGACGAATACTTTAGCTACTGTACCGAATTTAGGATTAAGAGATAAAGCTCTTACTGTATAATCTTGTAGTGTAACCGTCCTTTTCTGTTCGGCAAAAGATCTTAAAGAATTTTGTCTTATTTCTTCTACGGTATCGCCATCTTTACCGCCTCTGGCTGGTTCTAAATTATTTACTGCTAAAGAACCTACATAAGTCTCATCACCACCGGCAGAGGCTGGTGTGGTATTTAAACCGGTAAGAGTATTGGCAGGTACGTTAGCTTCTACCCCACCTCCTACTAAGTAGGTTATAGATAAAGTTGTATTAGAAGGGGCTATACCGTAAGCTTGACTATGTAAAAAATTACTAGGGTCATAAGCTTGATCTAGTTTAGTAATTCCTTGTGAAGTACCTATCCCTACATTTTCAGGATTAGGAAATACTACACTATCGTCCGCCTCTCCTAAACCAGCTCCAAACTGAATAGTCATTTTACCGGATGAATTTAATCTAGTAACAAATCTTTTTGGTACTTTACGTAAATTTATAGTAGAAGGAACCTTGTTAACATCTGCTCCTGTATTAGCTTCGTCAACAAATACAGTATCTTGACCTAGTGACGGCACTTCGTACCATGTATTACTACCCTCATCTGTATTATCTGTAATAGAGAGTATACCAATAACGTTAGGGTCATCTATAGTAATAGTAGTAAATTTTTCAGCTTGACCAAATACCTTATCAATAGTTTTAGTCTCTCCTGAAAAAGCTTTCGCTTTTTTAGTAAGTAAAAACAAACTAGGCAACCCTTCACTTATTTCGCTTATTACAACATCAGTAGGGTCTAAAGAACTTGAAAAAGAAAAATCGATTTTATTTTCTACAAAAAACTTTGCATTACCTTTAGCTGTTGAAGTAACTACTGTGTTTTCTCCGACTATTAAAGCTTGATCCCAATTAGGTTTATTCGAAACAGGATCAGCTCCGATATTTTGAGTAAAGGTTAATTCTACTTCAGCTACAGTAGTTGTTTTTGGGGTATATCCCATCATATAAGCCATGGAATAAAGATTGCCGGGGTCTTTTGCGTACTGTAAGAATGTTTCTTGCAGCTGTGTATCTTGGTAAAAGGATAGTATATCACCGACGTAAGAAGCCATTTCTATGAACATCATACCGGGTGCTGTTGGAGAAAAATCATTATATGAGTCAGGAAAATAGTTTTTAGCAAATTCTACTAATTCCTGTTTAAAGTCAGAAAATTCTCTAGCTACGTATTTTATATCTCTTTGTTCAGCCATTATTGTTCAAAATTTATTACTACTTCGTCTTCTAAACTAGTATCTTTTATAGAGTATCTTAATAATAACGATACAGTATTTCTATCTGGATCTCCTGTTACTTGAAACTCATTAGCAATAACTAGAGGGAAATACTCTCCTAACCCTCTTCTTACAGCATCTTTAATATTATCTATATTATCGTTAGTAATATTTTCAAATAATAGATTTCTAATCGGAGTACCGAAAGTAGGATTCATATATCTTTCACCTATTCCTGTTAAAAAAAAATTAATTATATTATTTCTAATAGCATCTTTAGTTTGAAAAGTAGATTCAAATACTGCTCTACCTGAAAGAGGTAATTTTACTCCCAGAGCTTTTCTAGGTTGTAAATCTATTGGAAATATCTTTTTACTATTATATGCCATTACTATACTTTACCGTATTTCTGATTATCTTTTTCTATCGATTTGTTGTAAACTGCACCTGCTTTTTTAACAAAATCAAATTGACTAATATCTAATCCTGGCATTGGTCTACCGCTATTACCAATTCCCATAGAACTCGCCATAGAAGAAGCAAAATTAGGCTTACTTACCATGTCTGACGTACCTGTGTATACATTTCTGTATTCTTGTGAGGTCATGTTTGCTTTAGTCATATCGAGCATTTCAGTAATAGAATTAGGTTTAGTATTTGTATATTCTTGTTTTGGTGAAATATTCTTTTTTTCTGGAGGAGTACTTGCAACACGTACAGCTTCGTTCATAATTTCTTGAAGCTCTTCTCTCATTGCTGATTTTATTTCCTCTCTTATTACTTTTCTTAATTGTTCTAGTTTCATAATTATAAATAGTTAGTTTACGGAAGTTGATTATCTAATCTAAATTTAAGTTCATCTAAAAGTATTTTAGTATCAGAACTGAAAGAGGGCTGTCCTCTTAGTACTATAACTCCTATATTATCTTTTGCTACTGCTAATCTACGAGAGACGGACGATTCTATTGAATTCTCTTCTATTATTGCTAGAGTATAATCCCTGCCGTTGGAAGCTCTATAGCTAAAATCTTCTGGTCCTACTCTCTCTTCTTTAGACCCTCTTAAAGGTCTTATTTGTTTTATTAAATTATCTAATTCCCTACGTTCATTATCTTTAAGTTGTTTAGCACATTCAGTTACATTATCATTAACTCCTTCAAGTATACTCTGTACTCCTTGGATACCCGGGTCGAATGATCTTATCAATTCTGTTACTGAATTTAAATCGTCTTGTAAGTCCTCTAATTTCTTTTTTGTTTCAAATAACCTATCAGCTTGGGTAGTAGTAAACCCTGCTGTTTTTGTAGAAATTAATCCACCTCTATCATAATCAGAAAAAGAAGGTTTTCTACCTATAGCTAATTTAGTTCTATTTCTTTTAAGTAATCTAATTACTCTTTTAGCTCCGTTAATTGGACGTCTTAATTTAGGAGGAATACTTCTTAATCTATTGAGAAGTTTTTGAATATTGTTTACTGAGCCAACTAGGTTATTTCTTGTTTTGACTATTTTAGTTAATTCTTCTCTACTAGGACATTGATTAGCAAATTTACTCAAAAGTTTAATAGCTTCAGTTTGTATTTGAGCTTCAATATTACCTTGAAGTCTACCTAACTGATTAGCTACTATTGATGATATTTTTGAAGTTAGTGGCATTATTCAGTATAGACTTTTTTAGATTTTAATGTAGAAGGTCCTGTTGGATTTATTAATCTCTTCAGAGCGTTTATTACAGGTTTAGCTTGCAGGCCTCTTTTATTTAGTTTAGGTATCGGATGACCTTTTACAGTTTTAGCAGAAGCCATATCAGTTGCCATACCGTCTAGTAGATTTAGTAGGTTAGATAAAAAACCTTCTAATTGATTACCCAGAATTAAAGGTTCTTTTGTAGAACCTACTGCTTTTCTTGATTTAAGTCCTAAAAATATTTGAGAACCATCTAAACACATATAATCTTTAGAATCTAAATTTATACTAGTTAAAGACGTCATTCCAATAGAATCACTACTTGAAAATTGAATATCGCTCTTTTTAGAGTTAAAATACAGTCTACCGGCATTAATTAAAATTTGGCTGCCTTTAAATTCACTAGCTTTTACCGGTACTTCATCATAAGATTCTCTTTTTTCACTTGACTCTTTTAAAGGAATTGAATGATTTGATGTAAAGTATATTGAAGAAGCATCTTCATTTATATCCTCTCCTATAGTTGTGAATCCATTAGTAGTTTCTATTTGACCGTTACTAATAATAATCATAGGCTGTCCTAGATTAGTACTATTTACCCAAGGAGATGAATTAGAAGAACCACCTGTAAACCTTATAGATTGTCCTTGTCTACCTTCTAACTGTATATCTCCAGGACTTGAACCTATAGGATTTACGTCTCCTAATTCTTTAAAATTTCCTTTTTGAGTAAAATCTAAAGTACTATCTGAGTTTAGGTCAGGATAGAAATTATTGTTCGTATTATTCCATATATTAAGTACGCCAGTATAGTATTTTCTAGTTCTAGAAGCAAAATCTTTTGCAGATGGTATAGGAAAACTTTCTACTTTAATTACTTCTCCTACTAAAGGTACTTTTTTGAAAGCATTTTCTAATTGATAAGCAAATGGTAATGTTGTATATTGGTTCTGTCTTTTATTAGAAGAAAGAGGTTTGTAGTAAGCTCCGTTAATTGCGATTCCTCCACCTTTTTCTAAGTAGTTAGGATGAGATTCATCTAAAATAACTTCTACTACTCTTCCGTACGAAATTACAGCTCCTGCTTTACCTGGGGAAGCTGGTGCGCTGGTAGAATTACTTATACTCCCTAATGATAAATTAAATGCCATTTACTTTACTCTTTATCAGCTAAGTTTTCGTCTTCACTAACTTCGTCTATTTCGTCTTTAATTTCTTCTTGTTCATCTAATAAATCCTGTAGTTCAGAAAAATCAAATATTTCTCCGTCATTTCCTTTGGCTTGAGCTGCTTCTAGTCTTTGAATTACTGTAGCTAGTTTTATTAAATGTTCATCATTCTTTACTCCTATTTCCATATACTCCTTGATCATTGGAACTAAAAGAGTCGCATCACCTATATTCTCTATAAGAGGTTTCAATTCTCCTATCAATCCTTTTACTTGAGATTTAGTTTCTTTAGAGTTATTATAAATTTCTTCAAATAGATCAGATAGGTTCTTACCTTTGAATATTTCTTTATCTGAGTTCATATCTTTTTATAATAAATAGATTACTGTTCTTTTATTACGATTTTACCTTTTTCGTGGTATCTATAGTATATTTCATAAAAATCATCTTTAAGTACAGATATTACTCTAGTCAGGTGAGGAGTTTCACAATCAGTCATTTCTCTAATATAGATGTAAAGTGCTTTTTTCTTAAATATATCTATATCATGTCTAGTTTTAAAAATTGTTAGTACTGCGTCTGCTATTCTTTTTTCACTATCTTTGGTAAATAGGTTATCTAATTTGTCGTAAGTTTTCTCTATCCACATGTCTAAAAACTGACTAAGTGTTATACCTCCTGGTAGTTTAACATTCATACTACCTTCATAAGATTCTTCCATATCGTCAAAAGAACCGATTTGCTTTAATTTTTTGTAATTCTTATTATTATAATTTATTAACCATCTTTTAACTATAGTACCAAAGTATGAATAAGCTTTTGCACCATGGTCAGGGTCAAATTTCATAATTTTTTCTTCTAATAACATTGAAACTACTTCGTGTTTAAGATCCTCTATACGTTCTACATCTGTGTAATAGAATTTAAAAGTATGTATAATATTTTCAGCTAATTTATAAAAAGGAAAATATATATGATCTGTGAATATCTTAGCTCTATAGTCAGAGTCTTTAGATACGTTATATCTTTTTATGTAATCTTCTGTTTCTTTTGTGAAGTAGTTACTACTACTCTTCTTTCTTGCCATAATTTTCGGGGAGCATATATCGGTTCAGCTCTTTTTGTACGTTTTTCATTTGCTCAAAAAAATAACCGACCTCATCATCTGCTTGGAAAACCCCTTTTTCGTCAAGATTTCGTAGGTGCTTTTGGGAATCATTTACTATATTTGAAATATTTTGTAGATAAGCTGTTTGATCTTGAGTTACGTCCTCGTATTTTTCAACTTTTACCAAAAGATTTCTTACTCCTATAAGTAAAGCTATATTAAATAAAGATAAAATTACTATTGCTATTAACATAAATTATAATTTTTTTAACATATTTGTAAGTCCTTGAGAGGAATTAACTTTTTTACCTGTAGAAGATTGTGTTTTATTAACTTTAGGTTCGGAATTACCGCCATTTCTCTTCCATAAATCGTATTCAACTTTAGAAGCTAAGTAATCTGCTGAATGTAGCACTGAAACTATAGCGGTTTTTTGTCGAGAAGACTCTACATTACTAAAAAAATAAGCTTCGTTGGCTTTATCAAACACACCATCGTGTAATCTAATAGCTAGAAACTCTTTTTGGTTAACCTTAATACCGAATTTCTGCAATATAAATAAAGATCTATCTGGAATTAACATAAAATCTAAATCTCCATTATAGGTATAAGCTTCTGAAAGTTTATCTCTTCTCCATTTATCGGTTTGAGGAATATAGTTAGGTTGATCTCCGTCTCCTAATTTACCTAAATCGTGGAAAAGAGCTGAAAATACTAGTTCTTCTTCTGTATAATCAACTGTTCCACCCATTTTCTTATATAATTTATGCTGTTCTAATGCATATTGAACTACCCTATTAACGTGATCAACATAACCTCCTGCAAAAGCATTATGATACCAAGTTCTACCACTCGCCGGTGCCATTACATATGTATCTTCCATATGTTTTAACATCTCTTTACATTGAATAGCACGCCCACCTAGGTAGTGGTCTATAATTTTAAGATGTTTTTCGTAGTTATTCTGTATTTGCTCTGCATTTAACATAAATAATAATAATAATTATAAATAAAATATAATAAATAAAAATAAAATTAATTAAATAATTTAATAATATTAATAAGGTAATAAAAATAATTCGAAAAAGCAACTATTCTACAATAATTTTTATTTCATAGTACTGAGAAGCATATTTTGAACCACCATCCCAATATATTTCTGCATTAATTGTAAGTATTTCTCCTTCAAAACTAGGAGGAAAAGGGCCTATAATACGTTTTCCCCACTTTCTTCCTTCAACTGATGGAGTATATTCCGTATTATTAGGGGAATTATTAAGGTAAATTGTAGTTGATTGAACTATTTCTAACACTTCTCCATTAGGTAAAGTCCAAGAAGCAGGAGATTCCATAGCTGCCTGTACTACCCCCATGTCATTATAGTAGTAATAAGGGTCAACATCATCAGCTTCTATAAAAATATCAAACCTTGGGTAGTATTCTCCATCAAAATCTAAATCTACTCTATAAACACCGTTTGAATCTTGAGGATAAGGCAAATATATACGAGCATTACAAGGTACATCACCACATAAAGGAGGATTTACATCTTCAGGAGTACATCCTAAAGTAAAAATAAGTAATAATAATAGTAAAATTTTATTTAATCTCATAACCGTTTTAATTTATATTATTAATATAAGAAATAATTTTGTTAGTAACAACTTTTTTGGGGGGTTTTTATAGTTTTTTCAAAGAGCGTAGCTCGCCGCGCAAACGCGCGAAGTTGCCCCGAAGATTTTTAGTATGTATCTATTAGATTTAATATTAGTAAATATATAATCAACCATCTATACACAGAAACTCTAGTAGAGAAATGTATATATTAAGTAGAATTAGTAGATTAACTGTCTAGTCTTCGTCAGTATTGGTGTATCCGTAGTAGTTATTCATAAAACTTACAATGACCGTTGGCCATAAAAGGATAGATGCAATGGATTCGCTATTTGAAAGTATTGGTTTGTGGAATGCCCATAGAGTAAGATTAAGTCCTAACGAAAAAACAAATCCAATCGATAAATAAAGTATAATAAAATTTAATAACATAATGTATAATATAACCGTTTCTGAGTTAATATAAGAAATTAAATTAAGGTTTGCAACTTTTTACCGTATAAAAGGTCGGTGTACTGAAAGATTAGGGCGCATTTTTCATATTCTTCCATATCTTCAAAATAAAATAGAAGTTCATTTAAAGCATTGATAGATCTATCTAATTCATAATCCGTTCCTATTCCGTATTTAGAATCTAATTGATCTAATGATAGTCTAGTTAAATACTTAAATACTTTTGTAAAATACTTGTATTTAATATTACTTTTTACTTTAGCGTATCGTTTTGGATCTTTATTAGTATATATCTCGTCAATAAAGTAGTAATTTTCTACCCCACTAACAACCATTCCTATAAGGACATAAGGATTATCAAGTAAACCTTCCATCTGATTTTCCTTATATACCTCTTCGTCTCCTTTTTCAAAGATAGAAAATAACGTATGTGGGTTTAATTTATTCACCTTATAGTTGGTTTAACTATAAATAGTTCATATATTAAATATATAGAAAGCACCTTAGAGCTCCCAGTACCAATAGTACAGGTGTTAATATAATAAGTTCATTGACATATTGTAAAAACGTATATAGAGAAAATTTTGGAAAATTTTTTTCTTAAGATTACTTGTTTATTAACTAAAAAGTTCTTATATTAATTAATAATAAAGGTTTTATATATGAAAGACTCTATAAAGATAGTTATAATGCTAATTACTGTAGTATTATTAATACAAACAAGTTTAAAGTTCTTTTTCACTCCTGAGAAGACTAACATTAGTCATTATATATTTGTGATTTTGATTGGTAGTATATTCTATTATAATAAGATTAAGGGTAAATCTAATTATTAATATATACATATATACCACTATATAGAGAAATCTATGAGATTTATGCATCTTAGTATGGCTCTCTCGACGTCTCTCACGACGCTATAGGGAACATTACCGTAAGGTTTATAGCACCATGCCATCACCTTGCCGTCTACCGGATGTAAGGACTCCGGAAGCTAGCTATTAACTTGCTCCGGAATCTCTATCTCATATAAAGGAAAGTTATAATTAGTTCTTTGAGACATCATATCATAAGTATAAGCTTTCATTGTAGTCTTGCCTATACTATCTATATTCATACCACTGAAGGCATTCCATATACTATAAGACATTACTCCTTTCTTACTCTTATAAGCATGAATACGATATTGAGTAGGCTCTCCTTTCCAGGTCTTACCATACTGAATCTTTAGCTCTTCCTCATCCTTTAAGGACTCTATAGCTTTAATTACTTTCTGACTTGCTTTAATCTTTTCTGAATACTTCATAACCTTTATTTTTTATTTACTTAAATATACGAAATATAATTGTAAGTAGCAACTACCTCTTTAGTTAAAAAGAGATAGCTGTATGGTGTCTGTTGGTAAAGAGATCTCGTAAGCTCCATCTACCTTTCTAGTAGGTCTAAACTCTTCTCCAAA